CACCGTTACTTCCTGAATTGGAAGGTGCCGGACTAGATGTCGCTGTAGGAGGCGTTTGATTTGCTGAACGTCTAGATTTATACAAATCTTTGCCCCATCTACCTGCCCCAATAGCTCCCTTAACTAGTGTGCCTCCCCCCATCATCCAAGCTGCCGCACCTAGCCCTAGTGCTCCGCTAAAATTACCATCAAGAGCATTGGAAACTGCCCCACTTGCTGCTCCAGTTAGCCCCGCAATCCACGCCTTACCCGCGATTGTTCCCAATTGCGTAAAAATCCGTCCCATTGCTTCGCCACCTGAACCAGATAACCAAGTTTCTACTTTTTTAATGGCTGTATTTAACATGTATTCTACTTTTTCGCCCACATCCATATTGCTAAATAATTCATACTTTTGAAGCTCTTTATTATATTGGTTAATCGCCTTTTGAGCATCTTGTGGGTCCATGTTTGGTTCTATTTTGGGTTTAATTGGTTTTGATGTACTAAATGGTGCAGTAATATCACTTAGAATCTTTGCTGTAGCTTTACCTGCTTTTTCAATACTGCCCATGTTCTGATCAAGATTTCCTGTTATTCCATCGAAAAACTTTTGAAATACCGGCAAGACTGGTTTCATAAATTTGATTTGGGCACCCTCGATACTACTTTTTAAAAGTTGAAGGGAACCCGCATAGTTATCTACCATAGTTGCAGACATTTTTGCTGCAGTTCCATCTGACTTCTCTAATGCCGTTGTCATTTTTTGAAGTTCATCTGACCCAGTTGAAAGTAGAATAGCCCAATGTTTAAATGCTTCTGCACCGAAGAGTGTTTGTAGCGTACTAACTCGCTGCTTATCACTCATCCCTGCTGTACCTTTTTCTATCTCTTTTATCAGGGAAGGAAGTGACTTCATTTTTCCTTGAGCATCAAAAAACTCCATGCCTAATTTTTTTGTTTTTTCCGCTATTTTACCTTTGTCCTCGGCTAATCGACCCATTGAGCTAGCAAATGCTTGACCTGCAACTGAACCCTTCAAACCTTGGTTAGCAAGTGCCATCATTGCTGCAGAAGTTTCTTCAAGGGACCATTTAAATTGATTTGCGGTAGGAGCTGCATATTTCATAGCTTCGCCAATCATCTCAACATTTGTATTAGCGTTAGCTTGAGCATATGCAAATACGTCTGCAGCATGTCCTGCTTTATCCGCGCCCATACTAAACGCTTGCATCGTATCACTCGTTATATCTGCTGCTCGACCTAAGTCCATAGCACCTGCTGCCGCAAGATTTAGCATACCAGGCATTGCCGAAATGATTGCATCTGTTTTCCAACCAGCTAATGCTAGATATTCCATACCCTCTGCAGCTTGAGTAGCAGAAAATACTGTTGATTTACCAAGGTTTTGTGCCGTGTCATCGAGTCTTGTCAAATCAGTACCTGTTGCACCAGATATAGCAGAAACTTTAGACATTTGCTGTTGGAAATTCCCAGCTGTATTAAGTGACGACATTGCTATACCTGTAGCAGTTGCTGCTACTCCAACTGCCGCTACACTTGCCACTGTTTTTGCTGTATTCATTCCATTGTTAAATGTGCCTTTTAAAGCAGTGATTCGCCTTTGGCTATTTTCGAGTTGCCTTAATTCACGAGACAACCTAGCTGTACTCTCCGCATACTGTGATTGGTGAATAGTACCTTGCCTAAAATCACGACCTAAGCGATTCATTTCTTGTTGTACAGCTCTCGTTCTACTACTGAAATCGTTTAATCTTGAAGTAGCACCCCTAAAAGATGAAGTTAAAGAGCTGCCGATAGCACCGTTTATTTGAACAGTTGTTTCAAAGGTCCTCGACACTACTTATCAGCTCCTTCCAACTCTTCAAATGCTTCTAACCACGCATTCAAATCACCTACACTTTGTTTCTCCCAATACTCCATGCTACCAGGAACACTTCTACCTAACTGTATAAAGATTTTTCTGTATTCCTTAGCAACATTGTTGCCTACCATTGAATGAAAAAATTTCTTGTTCGGAAGGCCACTTCTAAATAATCTGCTCCATGCAATCTCCTTAAATCATCCTCAAAAATTCCTGATACTCTAGACATCAATTTCAAAATCACTGTTTGATTCCATAAGTCATCGAAACTTGTGCCTTCTTTTCGTAATTCAGCATCAATGTTTAATATTTGTGTACCTGTCATTTCGGTGAAATCAAGTTTCACCTCATTTAAAAACGTCCCATCGATTTCGATAGGACGCTTAATAGGTACAATAATGATTTCTGGATTCTTGTTTTCAACTTCATTTTCTTTTTCCTGCTTTTGATTATGTTTTTTTTCTTCAACATTTTGCTCTTTGATTTCCATTATTAATCTCTCCTATCAATATCTTTTTTTACATTCCTAATGCAGCGCGTAATTTTTCCATGTAGTCAACTTCGCCCACACGATAGATGTAATTTAATTTATCAATCTCAACCAACGTTTTTCCGTTGTACTCCATTTTTATATACAAAATTTCAATTTCTGATGATCCCTCATATGGAGAACCCTTCGCTGCCTTTCCTAGATCGTTATTTATTGGCAACCCACGCATAACAATACGGTTAACACTGAATTCATGCTCACCTTTAGCTCCATCATATTCTTGGTTCGCTAATCGGAAATCCAGCTTAATCGCCTTCGGTTTTAGGAATTCTAATAATTCATTATTAATCATTCGCCAGTTTATAGTGGCTTTCATCGATTCTAAGTGGCTAAAGTTGGGAGAATCATATTCCCCCATTACTCCGCCTCCACTTACAGTTTCTGTTTTTGGGTTAAATGATGGTAATTGTAAATCAGCTACTCCCTTTAATTCAGGGCTGCCATTCGCGTATGCTCTAAAATCATTTAATTTCTCAGGGATTTTTGACATTAAATTATGCCCCTTTCTTAGTTAAAAATAGTTTCATAGTATGACGTATCCACTTGTAAAATATTTTCGATTTCTTGCGCAGGTGTTGGCTCCGCAACAAAATATCGGAAAACCACTTTACCATTTAGTAATTGGTCATTTGGATTATCTTCTGCGCGGGCTTCTACTCTTCCACCAATAATTGCTCCATCACCTTGTAAACCATTCATCCACATGTTCATTTCGTCTACAATCTCATCAATCAAGCGTCTGCGGATTGGGCCATCTACTTTTTCCCAAGTTTTTAGCACAATCGAGTTACCAATGAAATTATGCATTATACGTGTTGCGTGGAATTTGTCTTTCACGTCTGTTACATCTGGGTAAGCCGCTGTGTAATTTCCCCAGGTTACAAATCCATTCACGAAATTTAATGCTGTTACAATCCCTTGATCATTTAAAATCTCTGCCTGATTTGGCTCTAATTCAACCTCTTCATAGTTGTTACCTTTTTTGATAACAATCTTATCAATCGGGATAGGTTTATTTGAGGCAGATTCATAAGGATAGTTGTTGTTTATCAAGCAAACTTTTAAGACATTACAAGCAAATAAAGTTGATAGGTGATACACCTTGTCCTTTCTCATACCGAGTGGCCAACAAACTGCCTCGTTTTTACCTGTGTAACCATTATCATTTTTCCATTCGAATACATCTGTAAACACTGCAGTTTCTGTTGTATCAACATCTGTTAGGGCTACTGCTTTAAAGTACGTATTAATCGAAGTTGCTTTTGCTCTCATAACTGCAGCTACATCTGGATCTGATGAAAATTTAGGTGCAAGTAATAGACTAGGTACTGAACGTAAACGTGGAAATACTTTATTAACACATTCCAAGCCAGATGCTTTACCTGTTGCAACATCATACCCACCAATTAAATACTCTTTCGTAACAAGTGAAGGATCTAACATATCATATTCAGCTATCACAGATGTTTGAGCTGTTAAAAATGCAATCATTAATAGTCCATCTTCATTAAAAGTAGCAATATAATCTTCATCTTCTTTTAAAGTGGTACTATCCGCAATCAACTTTAACGATTTTTTTAGGATCCCTTCATTTTTCAACGTACCCTTTTGATTTTCAATCGTTACAGTTTCTTGTGTAATGCTCTTTTTGTGGACTGCAGGATCCAATACGTTTACAAAGACGAAAGGCCCCAAGCCATATTCCACAAATGCTGCGTCTGCTACTTCGCATAAATCATAGTTTTCCCAGTTTTTTGAGAAGCCAAGATTCTTTTTAAAATCAGTTAAAGAGGTACATTTGATAGGTCTATTCACATTATCTATGCCCTCTGTTAAATTTATAGGTGCTGTACCGAACACAACAGGCACAATACTTGATACTACAGTTGGTGTACCGGGGCTTGTCGGCATCTCATACACGCGTGAGCCATGTGGCATATTACTTCACTCCCTTAAAATATTCGATTACTTTGTTATAAAACATTGATTCTACTGTACTCGAATCATTTAAACGCATTTGAACCGTAGTCAATTCTTGAATAGGCACAAACAATTGTTTAAATGCCGTACATTTTTCTAAATGTTCCTCTAAATTCTTAGGGTAGCCCCCTTTAAAAACAGAAAAACGTTGTACCCCTTTCACTGGTGGGCCAACGTAAATTAATTGTTCTTGCTGTTCTTTTGTCTTTTTAATAGCATCTCCTACCTTCTCTGGTGATGCATTTTCAGATACTTTAATAGTCATCTAACACACTCCTTTCCCAAACAACTTGTGGTAAATTGAACTGCACTTCCATAACACCATGCCACATAGGTTTTGGGTGATCCTCAAACAATGCCATGCTTATTGTTCCTGTTAAAGAGGCTGCTCCTATTGTTTGTTTTTTTCCTAATGCAATTTTTATCCTATTCATGACATTCAACGTGTCACGCCAACCATGCTGTTCATCTTTGCTGAAGGTGCCAATCACTACTCTAAGCGTAACTACATTTTCTTTATATTGAGTATCTTCTTCCCCTAAGTACCGCACAATCACATATGGAAAATCTTCTTGTTCTGTATCTGAATCATCTCTTCTTTTAGAAGGGTTCTTTTTGGGTGGCAAATACCCATCATATGCAGTTGGAGCTCTTTCAACATCTTCATCTTTGGTAGGTAATCTCATTTCTTTTAATGTCTCGTTTATAAAGCTAACAAGATCATCAATTAGAGTTGTATTTAACATCAAACCCCACCTTGTAATAATCGATTTAAGTCGTGGTTTAATCGTTCATTTAGAACAGTTTGACCACGTTCAGTAATATCTTCTATCAGTACATCTTTACCCATCATTTGTGCAATAGAAGGACCATATCTCCCTTGAATAGGAAAACGACTACTTCCCACACGGGTAAATACATTTACATGTCCATTTCCTGTCCTGGCAATGAATCCACTGTCTATTTTTTTTCGAGAACCTCGTTTTAAAACACGCGCTGTAACTTGACTACTTTTTGGTGAAGTAGGTCTTACATCGAATTTCATGATGGGTGTTACTGGTCCACTTGCTCTTATTTGAGCTGATAGATTATTGAGCGATGCTTTTCGAATTTTAATTCGTTTCTTGACATCCTCAGCTTTGACAATGTAATGCTTACGAATTGTTACACTAGTACGTGTTTTCACAGCTGTAGCAGAACGATTAATAGCACGCCACAATACCGTTTTCGCTTCTCGTGGGGTGTTTTCAAATAGCTGTTCGATTCTTTCGATATTTTCAAGTCGAATTTGGATCATTAAATCTACCCCCTAACTTTCGTTGGCTGACAGAACAATTTTAATAACCCCGTTTTGATCTTTTGCTTCTTCCACATAATAGCTTTCGCCATCTAAAACCAATTCACTATCGACTTTAGGGATATAGAAGTCACTACTTTTCACGTAAACAGTTTTGAAAATCTTAAACACTTCTTGGGCTACATTTAATTGATCACGTCCAAAGCCTTTTAAATCTTCTAAACTACTGTCTACAACGATTAAATCTAACTCCTGTCCCTCTAACTCATGTTTATCAGCCATCTCATCGACATTAAAAAAAACGTCCAAATCCTCCGTAATGAAGTCTTTAAACGTTTTATTCATTAGAATCATCCTCTAATAGCAAATCGGCTTTACCTTGTTTTATAATCGCCTCAATAATAGGCTCTTTCTTTGTCAATCCTGTTAAATCCACGCCTACTTCCTTAGCAACACGTTTTAGTTCTTCTGCGTTGTATAATTCATCCAATGCAGAACGTAATTCTTCAAATTCATCCGGTGGAATTATTTTTACATCTTCGGCCACTCGTTGCTTCTTCATTTCTTCCTCAGGAGAAATGACGTATTCAGCAGACTTTAACCGTACTAAGCGTTCCGCCTCCGATTCCTTTAAGCCATCAAGAATAGCACCTTTTTTGTATTCAACATTATTATGTCGAATAGTATGTTTTGCTCTTAACATAAATATCCCCCTTATAGAACTTTAGCTACAAACCAGCTATTTACTTCTTTTGGAATCGGTAAAGGTTTGGCACTTAATTGTAGGATTTTACTTGCTGGACGTTTCTCTGTCCAAGTATCAGGAACTCGCTTCGCTTCATAGGTTACCAAATCCTCATCTTTTGCAATAGTAACAGCAGCATATGCCATTGAAAAGTCAACTTCAGAAGATGCTAGCGCAATCGTGCCTCCTGGTACCATCGGTTTAACTTTATCATCTAAATCATCGTAATAAGTTGCTGAATACTCGTAGATTTTACCTACACCTGCAATACTTCCAATATAGGTTGCTCCATTAGGAAGATTTTCAGGTTTGAACTCTCCAATGTTAACATTTCTAATATCCAACAGCTTTAAAATTTGCTGATCCTTTAAAAGTACATCTGTTACGTCTGGGGCTATAATGACAACATCGGTGTTAACAAAACCAGTAGCTTGTACTTTTCGAACCCAACGTTTCAAATCTGCATACTTATCTGAAGTTGAAACACTCCATAAATTAGCACCTGACAAAGTTTCACGATTTGTATGGTTAAATGAAATGACATGATCAACACCCTCACCTTTTACAGTAATTTCACCATCAAAAATAGCTTGGGCACACATAACTTCTTCACGTCGTGTAATCATAACGTCTAACTCTTTTAAATCTTTCACTAACTTCTCAGCTGCTCGTTCATCTGGAGTTCGACCAGAATATAATCTCTCACCCATTGAACGATTTTGAATATCTGCTGCAGTTGTAATTGTTGTTGGAGCAACTAAAGGAGGTTCAAATGTCTCTGTACGGTAGCCGCTATTTTCAACAACTTTCCCACCTATTTTTTCACTTACATATGGCGCAATCTTAGCACGACCTTTTTTAATATCTATATCTACTTTTTTTGTAGGAAATAGCTCATCGTCTTTAAATAATGTATCTTTTAAAAACGTTTGAACTGGAGGCATACGCTCCACGAATTTCAACATTGAACGAGTTTCAAATAAATTTACTGCCATTGATTATTCCTCCCCTTGTGGATCTGCAGGTACTGTATTTCGTAAAGTGATTCCAATATTACTCAAAGCTTTTTTGTAGGCTACATTATCAATACCATCCGGAAAAATGATTTTACGTGCATTAAATTCTCCACGTTTATAGCCTACCGCTGCCTTTGTTTCATCACTAGCCGTAGCTACTGCATCAGCCATAATGCCATAAACGTCTGTTGCAACACTATCTATTTTCATAGCAACTGCTTGTCCACTTGTATTAAGTGCAAATATTTGGCCTACTGAAAGCTCTTGATCTGGTGCTACAATGATAGGTTCTGTCACTACATTCGACTGGAATCCCGCAAGTAAGTTTTCAAATTCTAAAATTGGCATTTATTTCACTCCTGTTCCCATTACTTTATTAACTAATGCTTCAAGTTCATTTTCATTATTGTTTTTTGGAGCTTCTTCAGCTGCAATATTATTTAATTCAACTGCATCTTCAATACGGTTTTTCATTTGCACTTTGTTTTGTTCTTTTTGAGCATTCAAAATTTCCACTGCTGTTTCAGCTGCTGAAATACCAGTTTCGAATTTCGCCTTATTAACGATATTCTCCATACCTGGTTGAGCAAAGTTTTCAATATCCTGAATACGTTTACGCTCTTCAACAACAGCTTCTTTTTTGGCTGTATTACGAATTTGTTCTACTAATTCAGGATGCTTGTTTTGTAATTCTTGTAAGTCCATTTTTTGATCGTCTCCTTCTGCTTCCGGCTGTGTTACTGGACTGCCTGTCGAAACACTGTTTTTTACTACAATATTTGGATCTGTTGCACGTAAATTAAACATCTTGTCAATTACCGCTTTAGGTAATAACCCATTTGCACCCACGTCTGTTTGAGCTGATGCAACAATTTTCATTTCTTCTGCAAACATAATTTCATCAACAAAACCATTTTCCATAGCTTGTTGTGCATTCATCCATGTTTCGGCATCCATCATTTGTTTCAATTCTTCTTCTGATTTTTTTGTTTTTTCTTTATAAGTCTGCATAATTGCATCATTTGTTTGAATGAGAAGTTGTTTCATCGATTCCATTTCACGATAATCACCTTCTGCTATTACTGATGCATTGTGTATCATTAGCGCACCCACAGGAGCTATTACAACCTTTTTACTTGCCAATGCAATTATCGATGCAGCACTTGCACAAACACCTGATATTTCTGATACAGAGTTACCAGGGTATTTTTTTATATGCGTCCAAATTTCAGATGCTGCATACACCGAACCACCAGGACTATTAATATTGACAACTAGCTCTTTTTCCTGATTATTTATAGCTCTGTCAATTTGTTGCATAATACGCTTTGGACTTACTGCTGGTATTCCATACCAATCATAAATCCATTGTTCACCATCGGGTACAATAGCACCTCGAATATCAATCCTCGCCATCTTCTTTCACCTCCTTTTGTTGAAGAGCACTTTTCATAAGCTCTATATAGGTGGCATCTAAACCTGCATCTCTACGTGCTTTTTCCTCTCGAATACGCTGTGAATGATTGTTCCAATAGTTTGTGCCTGTAAGTTCGGCTGTTTCTTTTTCTCGTGTACTAAATCCGTTCTCCACTCTAATTACAGCAGCATTAACTTCTTTCAGCGGATCAAGTTGCCCTTGACTTGGACCATTCCACTCAGCGCCACAATAAGCTTTTCTAACAAGTGGATCATTCAAAAAACCAGGAGCATGTATACGACCAAGTAAAACAGCCTCAGTTAAAAACTCTTCATATACAGGCTGACAAAACTTAGTTGCAACGAATTTCCGTCTCATTCTAAACATTTTCCACGCTTCAATAAGTGCTGCTCGTGAGGCAGAATATGAACTTGTAAAATGTTTAAGTAACACTTCGTATGGTAGTTCTAATGCTGAACCCATCTGACGACAAACAGCCACAACAAAGGGATCAAAAGATGCATTATTTCGCGCTGGATTGGATGTACTCGCCTTTTCACCTTCCTCTAAAGCAATAATTGCACCTGCTCCTAACTCATAACTCAACTCATCGTCCTTATCTACTTGTTCTGATTCGTCAATGGCTTCACCAAAAACGGGACCAGTGTTACCTTCATCACCTTTCGTTTCAATAAAAACTGTGAACAAAGATGATACTAACGCTGCTGTTAATTCCGCTTCAGTATACCGATCCAATTGTTTCAGTGATTCAATAACAGGTGCTAAAATAGGAACACCTCTTCGTTGTTCTGGACGCTCTGATTCCATTAAATGTAATATGTTTTGTCTGTTCGATTTTTTTCCAAACTTCTCAACTCTCTGCCACTCTTTTTTACCTGTAGAAGTTGTTAACGGATGATGCTTAGAAATATGATAAGCAACTACTTCACCGTATTTACCAAGCTCTACACCATTTATAATGTTTGGATTGTTACCAGGTGGAGAAGAAGTGCGATCCGCTTCAATAAGCTGTACTCTCAAACTATATAAATGATGCCCATGGTGTCGGTATGGCAATAATACAAATACTTCACCTGACATTAAAAAAGATAAGAAGGACAACTGTTGTAATTCATAAAAATCATGCATTTGTAGAGCATCACATAATATTGATTCAGACCATAAAGCAAATTCTCGTTCTACAGTTGTCTCCCATACATCGGCTTCTTCCTCTGTCAAACCTAAAAATTCATGGTCTATTCGTGCATTTAACACCAATCCACCACCAACAACATTAGTACGTATATTTTTTAATGCCCCAGTTGCTAAAGGTGTATTCATGTACAAATCCCTAGAACGTTGGCGAAGAGTATCTAAATTTTCATCAATATCCTCTTTTGTACTACCGCCTTTAAACAGCCAACCAAGCATTGATTTCTTTCGCCTACTAGCACCACTGTTTGAGTAACCTGTATTCATAATATTTAATCTTTTCCGTGCCCCAACACGTTTTAGGGCTCTTTCAGGAGATACCATCGCTATAGCCTTGTCTACAAGATTCATGAATGTTACACCTCCTTACAAATCACGCGGCACTACTCTCATGACGCGTCTTTTACTACGACCACTTAATTTTTCCTCTGCTTGAATTAGTTCTTTTTTCCAAAACTTTATTTGTTCTCGAACTTGTGCCAAGTTAGCACGCTCTAATCGCCTGTTATCTATTGAATAACTTTGGCCATTTGCAATTGCTTCTTCTGCATCTAGCCACATTTGTAGTCGTTTATTTATCTCTTGAACAGAAAATGCCATATGCTACAAACCTTTCGAAATAGTTCTTCTTTTTTTTTACGCCTTACCGTTTGGGTATACACACTACCATTTAGTTTATGGTCCTTTAAATACTGCAAATCAGGGTTCAAAATTCTTAATGCTGCAGTGGCATAGTTCCTCAAATCTAATGGTTCATTCCTTATTCCGGATGTTCGTTTTACCCATTTTTGTTTGGGAACACCACCAACCCAAAGTGTTTTCTTATACTCTGATGTAAGACCAACAAAAAAGGCCTCATCATATCCCTTTTCAGCTTCTGTAGGGAAATGACAATAACCTGGTTTATCTTCAAATTCAATTTTCAAACGCGATGTAATTAAATCTTTTCCTCCATCAACACCAATTGAAAATAGATGCACGTTTTGGCGACCAACCTTAGAAGGTTTATTGATAAATGGAACACCGCTTCCGCCTCGGCCCTTTATTGCAAATACACGTCTATGCTCTCTTTCCTTACAGAAATCATATACTTCACTTGTATAATGCCCTCCGCTGTCCACACATGTAGCTGAAATCGATAACCTAGCACCATCATTACAAACCCATTCGTTTAACAAGAACGTATCCAGTTGGTCCCAAACCGTTTTCTGTCCTGGATCACCATAAAATATCTTATAAGATATACCCCAACTAGTTTCGCTGATTCCCCAACCTACTATTTCAACCTCCAAACGATCATCTTGGACATCGACTCCTGCAGTTAAGACCAAAACGCCCTCCGGAATATCACAATTATAAGGTTTTCGTCTCGCCACTAACCTCGCGTGATCTTGTTCACTACTATGCTCTTCCCACGATTCCCCTAAAGTTGTGTTTTTCCAAGTTTTCAGCGTTTCCATACCTTTTCTTTTAGCTTCCTTAAACTCTGCAATAATCTTGGACCACCTTTCCCAAGGCGAAGCAAGTGCATTCAGATGAAAACCTCGTTTTAAAGCTTCAGGGTTCCTAGCAATCCATCGACCAGGGCGTGATTTCCATTCAACTTCCGTGTGTTCTGTTTTACATTCTACACACTCCATCGTAACTGTTTCAAACCTAATTTGTGGCCAGCTATACGGTTGAAAATATCCACAACTTGGGCACGCAACACACCATTGTTCTTTCGTGCTTTCTTCGTATTCCGCTTCAATTCTGGACGCTCCTTTGATAGTTGGCGTTGACACTGACACCCACTTGTTGTTCCAGAACGTTTTAGTTCTCTTTTGCGCAAGTGCTAACGGATCTCCCTCTGCTCCTGCAGACGGTGGAAATCTATCTACCTCATCAGCCAGTACTATTCGAACTGGACGTGAAGCTAAACTTGCAGGCGAATTTGCTCCTACAAGCGTTAAATGACCACCTGCAAACTTCTTTTGAAGAAGTGTATTGTTACCATCTTTTGCTTTAGGACTGTTAACTTTCTTAGACAAAGCTGGCGTATCACGTATCATCGATGCTATACGATCTTTTGAATAAGCTTCGGCCATTTCAAGTGTCGGCTGCATTAATAGCATTGGTGCTGGATCATAATCAATATGATAGCCAATAATATTATTAATGATTTCCGACTTTCCAACCTGGGCAGAGGACATTACAACAATTTGATCCACATCAGGATCATTTACAGCATCCATTATTTCACGTTGATAAGGTGCACGATCTGTATTCCATCGACCATGTTCTGCAGAGGCTTCTTTAGACAACACCCTATGTTTATCTGCCCATTGTGATACGGTTAATTTAGGTGGTGGTGCTACCAAGCTTGCTATCTTATTGAACAGGTTCATCGTTTGTTTCCGAACCATCATCATCACCTACCATTTCTACTTCTACATCATCCTCAATGAAATATTGCGTTGGATTATACTCAGCCAACTCTGACAAAGCTTCATGTATATCCCTTTCCAAAATGGCTTCAATCAATTTAGGATCATCTTTATTGACCAACTGTAATGCTACCTTGGATGGGAGAGACAACATCTTCGAACGAAATGCCATCACCATATGATTCTGAGCCTTCTCCACCTCATCAGCTTTGTGCATTTCTTTTTTTATATGAGCTAGTTCAATCTCTGCCTTTTCTCGTTTCGCCTTTTCATGTAGCCATTTCTCATAGTCTAGTGATTCCATTACCTTACTTTCATCTATCCCATCAAAGGACATTTTAAGAAAAGTAATATATCGGCTCACTGTGTCTATAAGATCATAACGACCATGCGTAACACGAGAAATGACACCTTCCTCAACCAAGTAACGAACATTACGTTCTGTCATATTGAACATTTTGGCAATCGACTTGGTATTTACGACTGTTTTTTCATCCAGCTTCGTTTTTGCTGTTTCACTCAAATTCTCACCTCCTTTTCTGAAAGGATGGAAGGAACGCTTATTTCGCCCATATATCTAGACCGTTTTTGGGGCTCGCGAGACCCGCAGTCTTTTTAAAAGCCTCTTGGAGAACCTAAATTTGTATTTATAGAATTATGAACACAACAAAAAAGACGACGCAGCATGAGCCACATCGCCTGTCTTTATGTTGTTCAATTAATATTGCCTACTACCATAATAGCACGTTTATTTTGAAAAAGTGTGCCAACTTCCTGCCAAAAGTCTGCCACTAAATGTTTATAAGATTTAATAAATATTTTGACTTAGCAATTATCTTTTTCTCTTTTCTATAAGGTATTAACAAATAAAGTAATACGAAACAATTTATAAAGAATGTTATAAAATACTGCAGTGTTTTATCTACATCTATATCTACCTCTCCAAATAATATTAAAGGAATCAAATTAACTATTGCAATGAAAGCCGTTATTAAAGGTACTAAATATGGTAATGGTGTATTGTTATCAATTATGTAATTTAATCTAGCTTTCACCGTATTTTTCTTATATTCACTCAATCGTTTATATATATTAATATTTTTAATATATTGCTCTCCTAATATAGTCCTCTTATTCTCCTTTGCGCCAAAAAAAATCAAAAGATTCTCAACAAACTTTTGATCTTTTTCAAGTAAAATTATATCTTCAAGATTTATATTTCCCATTCTAATCTTTCTCCTTTTTAAAATTATACCTTTTACTAGTTTAACATATCTTATATTCTGTTAACCTGCGAAACTCTTTAAAAACCTAGATTTATAAGTACTTTACACTCTATCTTGAAAATGAGTTTTACATGCCCTTATTTTGTAAATGTCTTTAGTATGTGAAAGTGTTCGATACGTTTAGAAAATTTCCCATTTCCTAAAATGAGCAAAATAAAAATAGCACCATTATCAGTGCTATTTTAAAATTTCAAACGTTTATTTAATTTTTGATAGGCTTTATCAATCGCATCTTGGTTTACTCCAATATATTTCAATGTGATATATGGTGCTGAATGATTAAAAATATCCTGTAGTAATGCAACATCTTTTTCTTCTTGATAAACATGATAGCCAAATGTCTTTCGCAAAGTATGTGTCCCTATTTCATCCAAATCATTTACTCGGGCAGCTGCTCGTAAAATATCGTAAGCCCTTACCCTAGTGATCGGTTTATTTTTACCTTGTCGGGATTTAAATAAATACTCTTGGTCTTCTTTTTCTTCGATATATGAAGCAATCATCTTTTGTAATTCATTTAAAATGGGGATGCGTTTCGTCTTATTGAGTTTTTTCTTTTTCTGCACTTTTAACTCTTTTATATGTAATACGTTTTTATTACGAACATCCCCAACTTTTAAACGTAATATATCACTTATCCTTAGCCCAGTATATATTCCAAAACAAAATAGTAGCTCATCACGTGGATTGTCCTGCAATGTTCTTCTGACGTCTCGAACCTTTTCTAAATCACGTATCGGCTGGACAAAATTCATAGAACAGTCACCTCCCCCTCCTGGTATACCTCAACTCTTAAAGCTAATGCTAATTTATACAAAGATTGTGCTTTTATACGATAAAAAGTTCGTTCGCTGATATGAAGCTCTTTCGAAATCTGATAATTATACATTGGCACTTCTTCTAAACATGCCATGACAATAATCTGCCGCTCTTTTTGGGTCAGCTTATAAAAACCTCGATTAAATCGTTCAAAAAACTTCTCAGCTTGCTTGTAATGTTCTACGTTTCGAATAGCAGTATTTTCAACTTTTGAATGGATTCCTCCAGTAATAGATGGCATTTCTAAAGTATATTTGGGTGTAATTGTTGGCAATAAATCCTCTGGTGTTGTTAGTAGATAAGTCCGATATTGTCGTAATACATTTTCAATAGCTTTTTGTGTAGCCTTACCATCAATATTTTTTAATATATACATCTATTCTTCACTCCTTAATTAATAAAAAGAGGACAACAAAAGACAGTAGTTTTGGCTACAATCCATTGTTGTCCTCCAGAGGGCTGGTAGAACAAAATTAATATCTTTTCTATTAAAATTTTCCTATAAAATTGTTAATCTCTTTTTTGCTAGAATAATTACACAACTAAAACAACCTAATTATATTATAGCATTTCCATATATTTCTTAGTATAATATATAAAACTAAGGAGGGATATCAGTTGTATGCATTTTCTGAAATGCAGGTAAATATTATACTACCTATCTTGATTATTTTTATATCTTTAATTATTAAAGTTGTTATAAATAATGATTCTAGTTGGACAGGTTTTGGAGAAGAATTCATTAAGTTTCCTTCTGATATATCCTTATTGTCTTTAACTTTTGTAAGTACATTTATGATAACTAGCAGTAATAACACAAAACATATATTAAGTGGAATTGTATACTTATTTGTATTTTTTTTAATTTCAATAATTACATACTTTTTAACCAAAAAAGCTTCTGATATTTATCTTATTGATAATAAGAGTAACAAAGATACATGGAATTTGATTATTCTTTTTATTATTTCGTGTATTATTTCTATTCCGGTTCTAATTGTATCTATTTTGTTATTAATTATAGGAGTGAAATAAATGTTCAATGAAGAAAACTGGAAGTTAATTATTATTTTAACTGTAGGTATTACCGTTGCAATGACAGTAGCAATGGTTTTCCTTATGAGACTACAATTAGAAAGAAAACAGTACCATTTTAATAAAGAGTTAAATAGAATTGAACTCGAAAGAATGCGAGAACTACTAGAAGGTAAAATATATGATCTTAATTACAAATTATCCGAAGACAATGAAAGATGGAATAAAATGAATCACTTAATATATGATTCACAGAAATATATTTCAAATGAAAAATCAAATATGACTAATGATGTTGAGCTGAATGTAAAAACATTTCTTGAAAACGCCGGATTAGAACCAGAAAAACTTTTAATAAATAAAAAGCTAGTTTTTGTGTTATCTCCTTTCCATAATAATGAGTGGGCAACTTTTGAGACAATAAGAAATGTTTGCAATAGCTATGCTCTAGATTGTCAACGTGGTGATGAGGAGCATATAATTGGTGATATATTACCTAAAATATTAAAATCAATTATTGAAGCAAGAATAGTAATAGTTAATTTAAATGGAAGAAATCCCAATGTTTTTTATGAGCTTGGTATTGCCCATGCACTTGGAAAAAAAACAATTTTAATTTCCAAATTTGGTGAAAAACTACCTTTTGATATACAATCTAAGTCAATTATTTTATATAAAGACTTAGATGATCTAAAAAAAGAATTACATGATTCTTTAGCAAAAGCATTAGTTTAGATGCGAATTAATAATTTTTTTTAAAATAAAATATATTTTCTTTTTCTAAAACTCCTCACCCTCATCAAATTCAACACGCTTCACTTTTCCTTGATAAGTAACAATCTTAGTCTTAGCGTGTGCTGGAAGCTCGGAAAATTTTGCAATCCCGTCTGACAGAACGATAACGCAGTTTCCAGGTAGTTCCATAATGTCGACTCGTAGCATACCGTCGTTCGAAATTTCTAGTTGTTTTAAACGCATAAATGCTTCCCCCCTTATGCTATAATAGTTTTACTGCTAGCAAGAGTGAAGCCTTGTTATTGAAGAGCTATGGTTGCCGCCATAGCTTTTTTAATTCGTCATGATCAGATTGCTTAGAACATGATAGCACTTTTCTTTCTCGATAAAGCATTCATGAATGTCTCCATTTTCAATTTCGTAAAATTTATCTGTTTTTCGAATCGTATATTTATGGATAAGAATTTCTTCGTTATCATCAAGTTGTTGTAATGCCATATAAACAGGATCAAAAGAAAGGCCAATGATTTCATAAATATTCACATTAATTATCTTCATCATCCCCATTCCCCCAAGTTAGATTTTTCTCTTAAAAACATTATTAGTATGAATAGCATTACTAATAATCACTAAACGACGCTCCAGAGACAACGATAACCATTTTCTAAATTTCATTTACCTATTCCTCCCCAAATTACAACTCATCCAATGTTTTTAATAGCTGCTCGTCTGACATATTACGTAACATTTCCTCCGCATAATTTTTACGGAGCATGATAATTGCAATGATCTCCTCACGTTCTTGCTTAGACAATACCTCTCACCCCTTTGTGCTGATCTAGACGATGCAAAATATATTGTCCTGCAGCTGCATGTCCGAGATAAGCAGGAAATTGTACGATGGTTTTGCGATGATCGATTAGTGGAATGTGTATATCTAAATCAGCGAAATACATCACTTTAGTCAATAGTCGATGTGCCTCTGTAATGGCTCCTATACGCTCACCAAATTTCTCACAGTGCATTACGCTAACTTCCAGCGGATTGCTGGCAAAGTAAAAGGCATATTGTGCAAAGCTTTCTACAACATAGAGCTTAATGCGGCCAATACCAAGTATGTTACGCTCTGTCATTTCATGAACAGCAAGCCCATCATAGGCCACCTCTAGCAGTTTATTAGAGTCATCCGCTAGATTAATTTGTTGTGTAGATACGGCCCAAAATACTTGATGGGCAAGGCGGCACAATTCAAATTCTGTGGCATATTCCAAGATTTCCTTCACTGTAATTATTTCATTCATTTCATCGTTCCCCAAGAAATATTCGATAGACGACCTGTATCTTTTATATAGGCTGCGGATACGGTGCCAGTTGGTCCATTACGATGTTTGGCGATAATGAACTCTAAAATATTTTTACTTTCGGATTCCTTGGAGTAGTAATCATCACGATATAAAAATGCAATAACATCAGCATCTTGTTCGATATTGCCTGAGTCTCGTAAGTCGCTCATTATGGGTCGCTTGTCCTGACGTTGCTCTACACTACGATTGAGCTGTGACAAACAAACAACTGGGCAGTTAAACTCTTTCGCCATTTGCTTTAAATCCCATGAGATTTGCCCAATTGCTTGTGTCTGATTGTCACGTGGATTAGTTCCTCGAATGATTTGCAAATAATCAATCAAAATAATGGGCTTTTTACCAGGGGTGGACTTAATGATTTTACGAGCGGTTGCACGAATCTGAGGTACTGTCAGCCCTGCTCGATCATCAATTTCGATATTGGCATTGTCAATCATACCGAGTGTTGACATCCACTTTTCTTTTTGTCCGTCTGTAAAATATTCAAAGGGATTACGCATCTTTAAGCGATTAAAATTCCCTGCTGTTGCAATGAGCCGATCAATTAATGTTGTTCTGCTCATTTCCAGTGAGAAGATAATCGGTACATAGCCATTCCACCCAGCATTTAGCGCAAGTTGATTCATCGTGTCTGTTTTCCCCATAGACGGTCTTGCGGCAATTATAGTCAGCTCTGCATCTTGAAAGCCGTTTAGCATCTTATCCAAGTCAAGTAATCCTGTAGGCACACCTGTTTTAACGTTTTCTCGCTCAAAAGGCCGATTTGCCATTTGGATTAAATCTGCTTTGATGCTTGTATTTGTACTGGTGTGTTGGGTCGTTAGCTTATCCAATGCCTGTTGAATCTCTGCAATGCCCCAATCCTCTTGCTGTGCTTGTTCCATGATTTGACGCTTAGATCGCTCTCGCCAACTTTCAAGAACTATGTTTTGGTACTGCTCATAATTTGTTCCACTGGCGAAGTTGCCAAGCTCTGCTAAATAATTAGCCCCTCCTAGCTCTATCGGCTCCCGTGTTGTCAGTAAGGTGATATAGTCCACTACCTTACGCTCACTGACAAGTTGAAGCATGCTGGAGAAAATATTTTTATGCACCTGTGTTGAAAAATGAGCAGCATCCAAGTTGCTATCTGTAATCAAATAATTTTCTTGTAGCATCGTTCCGAGTATGCTTTTTTCTGCTAGCTCAATGCTAATTTTTTGTATTTCCATTATAGATCCTCTCCCTTGCTAAAATCTAAATCCAGTGGACCAGACGAATTATGCTGAACAGGCTGTACGCTTTGTGTTTCGTTCAAGTAGCCTTCAAATTTCGTTGCATTGAACAACGTGTCTGGCCGTAAGTATTTATTCATTTCAGGGTTGTGCAGCCATTGCTTGACCTTTGTATCAATTACGCATTTGAAATGCTCTAGCGTATAGCCATCTGCAAGTCGAGCATTGACAAGTCGCTTCGTAGCTGTCGTTGTTGCTTTGTAATTTTTATGAGCAGTTTGGTTTAGATAACAAATAATTTCATGCACAATGTCGAGCTCCTCGACAATATTATTTTTATTACTCTTAATATCTTTGGTTATTGGTGGGGACAAAGTGTCCCTACTTGATGGGGTTAACTTGTCCTCCTGTGTAGGGTCACTTTGTCCCCATTTATCAGGACATTTTGTCTCGTTTATAGGGTCATGTTGTCCCATCGTCAAATAACCAAGTTTTGTATAATTCAGCCGATACCATTTTGTCTTATCGATCTTGTATTTGTTAAATTCATCTGTAGAGAAAATATAGCCAGCATCTTCTAGCTTTCTAATCGCACGCTTTATCGTTTTTTCAGACCAAAATGGAAACTCATTTTGCCATTGCTGATAGCTGTTAAACACCCATTTATGCCCATCATGAATATGTGCAGATATAAGCGATTTAAAGTGCAATTGCTGTAGGATAATTGCCTCATTCAAGCCCACCTTAACGGCTAAACTAGGCAGAACTTGTAAAGGCGGCTCATTGATGAGTAAATTCATGCATCTGCCCCTCCTTTCCAAGTTGTCACAAAATGCAAGGCATCTTGCAACTTGCACTGAGGTACATCACGATAAGACTCCACTTGATACCGTCTTTTAATTTCACGATAAATGGACACAAAACAGGCTGCGCGACGTGCTTGAACCTTACACAGTTGATCGACACGCTCTGTCACTGCCTGTCGTAGACGCTTCTGCTCCCCTGAATGCAGTGTAACTCCCTGCAATCGTTGCTCAATTTCTTGGACACGTTGCTCCAAAGCTAAAAAACGCTTTTCGTCATACGGCAAGGAAACATACTGCGCTTGCTGCAAGCCTTTAGTGATTTGGTAATATTGCGCAACAAGCATGTTATAAGCCTGCCACGCTTTTTCACTGTTGAGCGATTTTGCTAACAGAAATGCACCTTCTTCGGTCCATAAATACAACACTGATACGAATTTAAGGGTGGCGTCATTTTGTCGCCCACCTTTAAATTGTTTAAGGGCCTCACCAGTAAGTGCAAAATAATGGGCACCTTCTTGAAAATGCTCCTTGTTTCGTTGGAAGTTACGCATTAGTGACTTACTATCCGCTTGATACACCTCAGCCATTTGCGCTGTTGTTAAAACCTTTTTTTCTGCATGCTGAATCTCCATCAAATTCATGCTACTTCCCCTTTCACAAGGGTAACGACAAATTGTCGCTATCCCCTATTTGCCAATACTCTTAGTTGATATTTAGCTAGAAAATTGATATAATTTTATTAATGATATTTGATAGACGCTTACTAGCATGCCAGTGCTTGTAAGCCTTTTTTATGCCCACTTTTAAGGATAGCGTCATTTTGACGTGCAGCTCGGTAGATGCTCATATAACGCTCAACTGGCTTCATTGCCAACCATTCTTTCACATAGATTTTCATACGGACCACCTACCTTTCCGATGCATTCGCATCATCGGACTCACAAGCTTGTCGCTTATGAATCCTGTGACAAGAACTAATCAAAAAGCTTTCAATGGTTCTCTAAATCTTCTACTAGTTGAATTACGTCTTTAATAGCATTCACACGACCCTTTTGTGCTAAATAATCCTTCTGGTTGCTCATATACAACACACTATCAAAAGCCTCCGCTACATCGACTGCATAATCTCGTAGCAACTCTTTCTCCTGCGCTAAAAATGTACCTAGCTTTTCTAAAACTTGTTCCATGTTAATTCCTCCTTTATTGACTTATATACAATTCTTGCCCATAATAAAGGGACAAGATTTTTATTATATTTTTGAACTGTTCACCGACCAAAGTTACAGTTCAATCTTGATGCAGGTGCTCATCGCGCTTGCATTTTTTGTTTATTAGAATGAAAAATTTTTGATTCATAATGATATTCCTTTCTCTCTGATTTCCTCATTACATTTAGTAATTTAAAAACTCCTTATTATTGAAAATATCGCCTATTATCCTTGCTCTAAAGTGAACATTTCCTATAAAATTTTCATCTCCAGCCATAAAAGCACCTAAATGCAAACACACTTCTTCATTCCAACCGTCATCATCTTCCTCATCATCATAAATTCGAATAATATGCCCTACATAGATTTCGTTTTCATCTAAATCCTTGTAGCCGCAATACTGTAATAGTTCAAACTCACCTTCTTTTGCATGCTCTACTAAGCAGCCAAACCCGTTTTCAAATTTGACACCGTTAATACTTATTTGCTTATTTTTAATATCTAACCATTCAACATCGACTATCTTCCCTGCGCTTAAATGATTAGAATTTATGATTTTCGCACGAAATTTTATATCCATTAAAACAACTCCTGCTTCAGACACTTTTCTTCATCTCACTCAAATAAACCAACAAGCAAATCCACCAATTATTGGTAGTAAAGTTTGCATGATAGTAAGTCCGTCCACCCCCATAAAAAATGCGACAGCTACTTCTTGCGAGTTGGTTTGCTTAAACCAATCCAAAAAGGTTGAGGCATCAGGAACCTTGTTATCATTCTCAAATTTTGAAATGCATGGTTGTGTACGATTCATGCGATGCGCCATTTCTTCTTGTGAAAACCCTGCACGCTCGCGACATGCTTGCAAAATAGCTCCTATTTTCATAGTCTCACCACCTTCCACATTCCAAACTGGAATACTCTATTTAGTTGTCGTACGTTAAAATTTTTATATGAAGCATCACACAATGGATTTAAAGTACGTAGTATGCGTATTCACCCATTCCGTGTGTTCATCAATCCAATGCAACAAAGCTTTAGTTGGGATTAACACCCTCCCTGCCTCGTGAAACTTAGGAAAATCCGCTCGTCCCAATAATGTCGATGCCTTTGTATCCTTAATATCAAATAACTCCTTTAGCTGATCACGGGTTAATAAGATGGGCAGTTCTCGAATTAATGGTCTAGGAGTAAGTGCTTTCTCTAATTCCTCTCGTACCAAGTCACGAAATTCTTGTTTAATCTCTGCTTTAAACTCTTCGCTTAACATCCCTCTCACCTACTTTCATTGGGCTGTTTTACTAGCAGCCATTTCTATAGTTCCGCGAACAATTCAATATTTGTTGTTTCAAGAACAAGTTCAAATTCCATAAAAACCCTCACACCAAAAGCAACATTTAGTTGCGTTCGGATTTAAAAAAATATATCTTCAATTGTGGTTGAATAATAAATTGCAATTTTCCTAGCTAATTCCAAAGAAGGTGTTCTAGCACCAACTTCAATTGCACTTAACATCTGCCTTGTGATATCAAGACCTTTTGCCACTTCGGTTATTGTTTTTTCTCCACGAAGCTGAATTAATTTTTCTCTCACTTTTCACCTCTCCTTAGCAACTTTTAGTTACCTTACACTCTAAATATAAAGCAACAAAATGTTACTGTCAATACTTTTAGCAACTTTTGGTTGCACACAGTAACTTGTAGTTGCGTTATAATTAAAAGTATATATTATCTACTTTAAAAAAAGGGGGATTACAATGCTCTCAATTCGATTAAAAGCCTTAAGAACACAGCAAAGTAAGACCCAACAGGAAATGGCTGACTTACTAGGCATTACTAGACAAGGCTATGCAAAATATGAAAATAATTTAGGTGAACCTGACAATTCTACACTAGCAAAACTAGCTGATTATTTTGAAGTAAGCACAGATTACCTTCTTGGCCGTACAGACAATCCAGAATCTACAGCTATGTCACAACAAGAAAGTGACATAGCATTCAAAGCATTCAATGATGATCCCGAGCTTGGTGTTTGGTATAAAGAACTTCCGAAATCAAGCGAAGATGAATTACGAAAGCTTCGTGCTATATGGGAAATGATCAAAAATGAACAAAAGAAATAGGAACACCATTCGTATGGCTACCTACCACTAAGGGCATGTTTACTGCATGTCCTTTAATACTATATCAAATTCCATAATTTCCAATTTTACGTTTATTAAAATACTTTAACTATAAAACATATTTTATAACTAGAGGTGTATGTCATGCGTGAGAAAATAGATGATGTTCTATCTGAAGAATTCGATATAGAAATACCAAAAACTAACCTAGAATATTCTACTTCTCATCTTAACTATAATAATCAATTCACCCCTGAAAAACTTTTTTCTATCATTTCTGATGAAGCTTTTGAGGAATGCGTTCAAGAATGGTGTTATGGTTATTTAAGAGAAAAATATAATAAAATACGGCGTTGTGGTGGTAGAGGAGATTTAGGAAGAGACGTTATTTGTTATAAAAACTATGGTGTTGATTATGAAAATATCGAATGGGTTAATTATCAATGTAAATACTATAGTTCCCCTCTAACCCCATCGATAATTTGGGTTGAGATTGGTAAAATGATTTATTATAGCTTTATAGGAAAATATAAAATGCCTATTGAATATTATTTCGTATCTCCTAATGGTGTAAATAATGATCTACATGATTTATTAGCCAACTCAAAAAAATTGAAATCTGAATTAATAAAAAATTGGGAGAAAAATTGTGAAAAAAAAATAACAGCTAAACACCATATTAAATTAGATGAAAATTTGATGCGCCACATCGATAAAATCGACTTTTCCATATTTCAAGAATTAGATCCTTTTGAGTTTATGCAACAATATAAAGAAACTCCCTACTTCCCTTTTCGATTTGGAGGAGGATTAAGAAAAAGAAGACCTGAACCTATTAAACCGCCAAGTGTAATAAAAAACGAAGAACAAATATATATTCAAAAATTATTCGAATGCTACTCTGATTACAAAAAAGATGTACTAACTTCTGAAGTAGATTTGCAAAACGATTCTAGATTGCATCAACATTTTATTAGGCAGAGAGAACATTTTTACGAAGCAGAATCCTTATTGAGATTTGAACGAGATACGCTTCCACCGGATGCTCTTGCTTTTGAAGACTTAAAAAAGCAAATTTTTGATTGTGTAATTGATCTAGTTCAAGAAGATTATGATACTGCATTTAATAGATTAAAAACAGTAACTTCAGAAGTAAAAAAATATAATTTAAGAAGAGAAAACCCTTTAAGTGATTTAGTGGGTCCTGGTGATAAACATGGGATTTGTCATCATTTAGTCAACGAAAATAATTTTGAGTGGGTGTATTGATAATGAATCTGTACAACAATAAATACGAAACCGCAACAAGATGTTTAATAATTATGGAGGTGTTTAATACACGCTCTTTGTCAATAGAGGAAATCATACTATTGGATTTCCTCATAACTAATGACCATTTTTCAAATAATGAACCTATTCACCCAAAATTGCCAAGTCGTAATATAGAGATTTATAAAACCCGTAAAACTATTACAGAAGCTTTAGACTTATTAAGTACTAGAGGTTTGATAAATGTCGATTTTTCTGAAGCTGGGATAGGATACTATATTTCTAATTTAGGTTGTATATTCAATAAATATTTAGCTTCCTCCTATGCTAGCAAACTAAAAAAAGCAGCTTCATTTATGTATGAAAAAATTCATAATTACACAATCTTCGATTTAAAAAATTATATAAATGAGCAATCATGGGATACTGATATTTTATTAATAACATAATATACATTTATAATGAGGTGAAAAGATGCTAATCATACATCAATTAATTATAACCGGTGATAATAAAACTGATAAATCTATTAGCTTTAAAAAGGGCGTCAATTTCGTTACAGGTCCTTCAAATACAGGAAAAACTTTTATTTTTAAATGTATCAATTACATGTTTGGTTCGTCTACTACACCTCCCCTATTAAATGAGGGTTTAGGCTATACAGATATTTATTTAGAAATTTCTTTAAATAGTGTTTTTTATACCCTTCATCGGCAATTTACAGGCGACAAAATTTCACTATATTTAGGCGTACATAGTAATGAAATAGAAACATCTAACCCTATCAGTATATTGGATGCAGCTCATAAAAAAAACAAAACTAATACTATCTCCTATTTCACCCTAAATAATTGCGGATACAATTTACCGATAGAGTTAAAAAAAAGTAAAGATAATAAGAAGGTAAACTTTACTTTAAATTATTTAAAAAACTACTTAATGCTAAATGAAACAGAAATAATAAGTGAAGATTCTATAATTGAAGCCACTCAATATATTGAAAAAACAACTTATTATTCACTATTAAAATTTCTCTTAACAGGCATTGACGATTCGGGAATAAAAGTAGTACAAAATTCTCAAAAAATAATAGATAAAAGTATAGCTAAAAAAGAACTTCTTCTTGAACTAATTGGTCAAGCAAAGAAAGAAATACCTAAAGGGGTAGATAATCTAGATATTGATCAAATTAATCTTCAAAACGAACAATTACGATCCGCATTAAATGAAGTTATAAGTAGTGTAAATAATTTAAGTGAAAAAAGAGTTTCTTTAATAAATGAAATAAAAAAACAAGAAAATTTATTTCAAAGAAAAAAAGGAAATTATCATAAATTTCTTTTATTACAAAAACAATACGACTCAGATTTAGAAAGACTTGAATTTTCAGATGAAAGTCTAGATTATTTATCACAAATATCTCCTTTTAAATGCCAAAGCTGTGGACAGTCAACTACTACTATTACAGGAAATGAAAAAGAACTTTTTAATATAGCAGTCAAAGAAGAATACGAAAAAATATTACATAAAAAAAAGGACTTAACAGAAGTTATAACTCAATTAATGAAGGAAATTAACTCAACCGAACAAACACTTGAAAAATCAAAAATTGAGTTAGTTAGAATTGAAAATGAGTTAAATAACAAACTTAACCCTAAAATAAAGGACTTTCAAATTAAATTAAATGATATTTTTTTAAAAAAGGATTTGTACTCTAAACTAACATCCTTAAATAAATTAGAAAAAAAATTAGAAAGTCTTGAAAATAGTATGAAACCTGTAACTGAAGATGAAAATGAACAACAAAAAATTAATTTAGATTTCATAGACATATACAATGATTCAAGTTTTAAAATATATTTTGCACAAATTTTAAACGATTGGAAAATCGGAAATAATATCCACTCTACAGATATAAATTTTATAAAAGTCCCTATTGGAAAAGGCAAATACAAAATTGATTTTGAAATCGGTGGGAAGAAACGTTCAAATTATGGTAAAGGATATAGATCCCTTATTCATACTGCATTTTTAATTAGTTTAATGAATTTTTCAATTGAAAAAGAACTTCCACACCCTAGAATTCTATTATTCGACTCTCCTATAACTACATATAGTGGCGTTGATAGTAATAAAACACAAGAAATACATGATAAGCGTTTAACTTCTTTTTATAAGTCATTAAACAAGTACAACAATTCGCAAATAATTATATTCGAAAATAAAATTGTTCCAGAAGAATTCCAAGATAACTTTAACATTATTAAATTTACCCGTTCAAAAGAAGGAAGATATGGGTTTTATTAAAAGTAGAAATATATTATTCAAAGAAATCAATTTAAAACTCCACTACCAAATAGTGGGGTTTTATTGTATACTAAAACGGAACACTTGTTCTAAAAATTTTATTGGAGATGGATAAATGACACATGGTTGGACTTATACAGAATCTTACGTAAAGGAGATGTATGTAGCAAACGACATTTTTTACCCAGAACATCTTAACTTTCAAACAATTGCTTATCGTTTAGGGATTAATATGTTCTATTGGCAAGAACCAAGTCAAGCTTTATTTTTTAAAGATAAAGGCTACATCATGCTTAATGAGAGCCTCTCACCTCAGCAAAAATGGCAAGATTTTTGCCATGAATTAGCACATGTACTTTTACATACTGGACATCAAAGACGTATGTCTCCCCTATTCCGAGAATATCAGGAAAACAAGGCAAACAATTTTATGTACCATGCCTGTATTCCTTCTTTCATGTTGGATGAGATCGAATCAAATGATCTCAATGTCCAACATGTAAAGCAGCTCTTTAATGTAGAGTATGATTTTGCGTTTAAACGATTAGAACAATACATAAGCAACAAACAATTATTCTGAATTGGAATAGCCTGTTGAATCCAGATGTTTTATATTCATGAAAAGATAGACAGGCACATAAATAGGCATTCAAAACTGATGAAAAGAAGGTGAAGAATTTGAGGTTAGGTGAGTTATTGAAGAATCTTCGTGGTGATGAGGGCTTACGGGATGCAGCAAAAAGAATGGAAATTACATATTCTTACCTGGCCTTGTTAGAAAAAGGCACTGATCGGCGCACAGGTAAACCTCTAAAGCCAACCCCTGAAACGCTACAGCAAATCGCAAGCGCCTATAAATACGACTATATTAAGCTGATTGAAGCTGCGGGCTATTTGTATAATCCGGTTTACAACCCTGCATTAAAAGAACCATTTGCACATAATCCCTCTTTACAGCAATGGTATAAGTCTTTACCCGGCTGTAACGAAAAGGACATCGAAAAACTGAAAACAATTTGGGAAGTAATTCATGAAGGTGGTGACAATTAATGCATTTCGTACAAATCAATAAGACCACATGGCGTTGTACTGGAGAAGGCCCCCGTAATCCAGCCACAGGTAAACGACGCCAAATTACTCGTCGTGGAAAAAGTAAAGGCGATGCAAGGGAAAAAGTAGAGAAAGCCATTGCTGAGCTAAAAAAAGCATATACCTTTGATGCGAAGGTGACGTTCGAAGAGTTTAGCCAAGATTGGCTAAAGCTCTATCGCATGAAGGGCAATAAGGAAACGACCAACGAGCATCGTGCCTACTGTATTTCACTCCTGAATCGTTACTTGGCGAAAAAGAAGATGACTGCTATCACGACTATTGAAATACAGGGCACCCTCAATCACCTATTTGAAAACGGCACAGCTTATTACACGCTACGTGGCACACACAATGCGGCGAAGATGATGTTTGCCTATGCAATGGAAATCGGCTTGATTGAGATGAACCCTATTGAAGCTTCATTTGTACCGAAGAAAAAACTGACTTTAGAGGATGTTAGTAATGAGGAAACAACGAAACTCTATTTAGAAACCGATGAATTGAAGGAATTTTTAAGTTACGTGGACAAGCATCGCAACATTATGTACCGTACCCTCATTTACACAATCGCCTTCACAGGCATGCGCCCAGGTGAAGCAATTGCCTTGAAACTAGAGGATGTCGATTTAGACAAAAAAATCATTAACATCAACAAAACGGTCTATGCAAAAAAAAGCATTCGTGGCGATTTTGAACTCACACCACCCAAAACATTTGGCAGCGTCCGCTCCGTTGATATTGATGATATCGTCGTGGAGAAATTGAAACAGCTCTATCAATGGCGTGAGGATCGCGAATGGTTTAAATCCGACTTTGTATTCGGTGACAAAGAAGGCATCCCCCCTACCGTCAAAATGCTCAATCAAACCGTCCGACGACTTGGCGCTCTCACCGACATTCAAAAACAGTTCCGCACCTACATCCTTCGCCATACACACATTAGTCTACTGGCAGAGGCTGATGTGGATTTGAATTTCATTATGAATCGGGTCGGTCATAAAAACTCTGATACTACCACTAAGATTTATTTGCATGTTACATCTGGGATGAGGGCAGTTGCTACTGAGAAAATGCATGCTAAGTTTACGGAATTGATAACGTAAAAAACACTCGGAATATAATACTATTCCGAGTATCCGCTTAAATTAATTGATTTTAAGAGTTCTTCTTTAATTACTTACTAGATAGTTTTCAATCGCTTCTGAGACATCATCAAAATACTGATTAAATAGTTTTCTACAATGTGTTGCATCTCTAAACGAAGTTGGATGAAGTACAAAACGGAGTTCATAAACGTATTCATCATCATTTTGAAAATCTTCAAGTGTAACAATATATTTTTTACATAATTTAATATATTTAGTAATGCTTTTAGGAATAACGTTAATAATTTTTTTCAACTCAGAAAAGTCATCACAGCTGAATATAATACGTGCTGAAAAGATATCATGAATACTGAAATCATTATAATTAATAGTGTTGACCCAATCACTCGAATTTGATAATAGTGGTAATTTTTCGACATTACAATTTATAGCGCTAATTATATCTATACTATTTATTTTTCTAAGGTTACTAACCATATTTTCAAAGTTCTTATTAATTAATGGTTTTTTTACCACAAAACTTCACCCCAATAAAATACTTGTTAATTAATCAGATTAAATATTACTTATTCACAATACCATAAAGGCTTAAAAAATCTTTTTCTGTGATATTGTGCCCCATCAATTCTAGCTGATCCTTCCTCTTTTCAAAAAGAGTTTCTAGTATACTTTGCTTTTCCGAAGCTTTAGCCAAATGAATTTTCCTATGACAATTTGGACAAATGCTAACAATATTTTGGACAATATCTAAGTCATATTCAAACTCATTTTGATTTCTTAAAGGAATTAAATGATGCGCTTCCATGAACATTTTATTACTTGTTTCAGAAATAAATGTTTCATGGGTATCATCAATCTCACATTTAAAGTTAGCTAATTTAATTGCTTTCTTAGAGATTAACTTTTTTCTGTCCCACTGAGAATATTTTTTCCCCGTTTTTTGTTTTTTTCTTTGTGGAGTTTTTGGGATATCATCAACATTAACGTCTGTGTAATCAGAGTCTAGATCGGTTTGAAAATTTGCTTCTTCTAAATCATCTACTGAAATTACAAATTCAGTATTTAAAACACGTATCATTTCATCAATGGTTTCAAACCTTTGTAAACTTGCCTGTAATTTTTCATCACTTACATTTCCAAATCCTTGCGGGAAATAATTTAGTTTATAATTGAAAAATGCTGCAAATTCTTTTTTATCAATATCAACAGAAATTAAGTCTTCAATAAAATAAATATATTCCCAAGTTTCCCCTGAGAAATTGTTTCCCCAAATATGCTCAGCAACATTTTTATTATGCGTCTTAGCAAAAATTGTCCCGTAGGCAATGTATGTGCCTTCAGTATAAACTAATACCCTATCGCCTTCTTCAAGTTTATTCCATCTTGCGATATTCGCTTGTCCAGGAGTTGCTCCCCACATATGTACATTTTCACTTTTGCCGTTCTTCTCAAGTATCGTTACAATTGAACTATCTTCAGCATTTAGTTGATTTAACAAGGGTGTTATATGATATTCATTAATTATAGTATCATTTAGATGCTTTCTTGCTATTGGATCTGAAGCTGTAAAGAAATATAATCTTGACATTTAAAAACCTCCTTTTTCTAAATATTAACATCAAAAGTACTAAAATGTAATGGGTTAATTAGAAAAAAGTGTACTATTTTCATAGCAATATTACTGTATTTTCAAACAAACATACTTTTTTATTATTATACTTTCACAATAAATTCGAATTACTATAAAGCTATAGGATTATTACAAAAGCCAAAAATTCATATCTAGAAATAAAATATGGATAAAAGTTTAGTTATTGTGACTTTTTTCAAAAACAAGCCTCATAAATCCCCTACAAACCCTTATATATCAAGGAATAAAAAAAGCATGAACGCTTATATTCATCATAAGCGTTCATGCTTTTACCCTCTTTCCTATGTATTC